CCTATGCGAGCCAGGTTTTGGTTAATCGACTGATCAAGGAGGTTAATGCCAGCAACGGAAAGCAAACGACGTTTTAGGTAGAGCCCAACCCCTTTCTGGAAAAATCCATTAAGGACAGGCTCGACCACTATCGGCCGTTTGCTGCGTGCGTCTTTCGGCACGAAGGTTAACTTACCGTGGTGGATCTCAATCTCTGGGTACATGATGAGCTCTTCGGTGTCATCAGACATCGTGAGTTTATCACCAAGACCCGATTGGGACCAGACCCATAAGGGGACCTCTGCTAAAAAGGCACCCACACGCGGCAAGAGTTCTTCACTACACGCCAGATTTGCGCTAAGCTTTGCAATCGCATTCGCTTCGCGTGATTTTACGCTAGTAGTGGCCCCGGGGCCAAATGAAAACTCAAGCTCAGAAAGTCGCGGGACTTTCCCGAGAACGGCACGAATTTTACGCCGGGCGGAAACAACCACCCTAAAAACGTCGCAGTTAAGCGAATCGAGCCGGAGGGAATCGTTGACCTTCGAACAATGAGCCTCCGCATCCCAGAACTTTTTCTCAGCAACCGCTTGTGTGTCTATGCCCAATGACATCCACTCCTGTTTTGCAAACAGGGCGTGGATACAGCGGGCATAAAAAGCGTCTTCGGCATTATCTGCCTCCGAATACTCGAACTTGTAATTAACAAGTTCCAACTTCGATCGCTGATACACAAGAGAGACGGCTCTCGTAAGAGAACCACCTTTACCTGAGAGCAGCTCCTGGACAGAGTCGAGTACACGTAGAGTGTCCTCGCCAGAACGCTCCGAAATCCAATCACCCATTATAGGCTCCTATATACCGGGATATCCGGCGTTACATATTGGAAAGGAGGAACCGAATCCGAACGTTAGTTCGGAACGATACCATCGACAAACAACTGCGGACCTGGCGCGGTGGAATTCTTCCACGCATCACCAGCCGAAGCCCCGTCCAGCGTGCCAGTTGCGGTGGTCGAAGAACCACCGGCAAGCAGGCCAGCCATGAGCTTCAGTGTATTGGCCCGATCCTGTCTGGTAGAACGTGCGTTCGCGAACATCGTGACGATGATCGTGTTCACATATGCCACCTTCGGGGGAGCCACATAGCCCGCTGAAGTTCCCGATGCGCCCTGGGTCTCCATCACGGGGACCTCAAGCTTTTCGGTGAACTTGCAGTCACCACTCTTCACCGTTTCCTGGGAGCTCTGCAACCTCATTTGACCCTCGAAAGGGACGCCTGAGATCGCGGTGCGCCAGACCGGGTTGGGAGTATCACTGATTGGGATGAA